GTACTTCTTTGCAGAGTAAGGGAATGCCCGTAGGTCGGTTGTTGTTTTAAGGTCAGCCAAGAAGCCATCAGCAATGATGTCTGCCTTCGCTCGGAAGGGCATACCGCCAATGGTTCCGATTGCCGGTTGCTCAAATGAGCAGCCCTCAATCATTGAAAGGAAGTATTCGTTGCGCAGCAGGGCATCAGCGATGCGTTGGGCTTCGTCCATCTCCTTTCGGGTGCATAGGTTGCGTTCGCCTTTTGCTTCTTGCCAAGCTTTAGCGTTCTTGCTCTGCACCTCAATAACCTTGTACTCCTCTACACGATGCGGCTCAAGAGCCATCAGGTGTACGAGCCTGCCTACGGCAAAGGCATCGGAATCCTGACTGCCGTACTTGGTGACGTAGTGGTAGGTCTTTGGTGAAGTGAGCAGCAGCTTACAGGCTGATGAACTCAATGCATTCTTTGCAAGGTTGCCGTAGTAGAAGGAGTCATCCTGCATCTTGGTTAGGATAGTTTCCTTATCCCAAGTGCTGCCATCAAGTAGTTCTATGATTTTCATTTCTCGGCAAATTTTTTCAGCATAAACTCCTCATAATTGGTGCAGTAGTCCTTCAGTACTTCGTAGAAGTCTTGATGGTATGGGATGTCTAAAAATAGCATTGAAGTCCCTTCGGTATTGCTTAACCAAGCCTCTGCGTGAAGCAGGAAGGATTGATTGTCCTCATCGTGCGCCCAACTATGGATGTTAACGAGTTCTCCGGCAATGTTTGTCTTTTCCATAATTACATCCAATTAGCGTGGTCTACGCAAGAGTTAATAAAGTTAGTGTAAATGTCTTTAGCGAGCTTTGGTGGTTCGTTCTGCGTTGAGGTAGTTGCGTAGCGTTCCCACGTTCCGTGTGTGTCGGTGCGCAGCTCAACATCTAACTCAAAGCCCTCGTACTCGTCCATCGTTTCGTAACCGAGCCAAGCGGCAAGGTAGGCGTGAGCTTCAAGGGCGGTTTCAATTTCAAAGTACTCTTGTGGCAGTAGCTCACGCTCCTCAAGGTAGAACATCAGGTCGGTATAGGTAAAGGTCATAGCAGTGAGTCAATTAGTTTGCCGATAAAAGTGGCGATAAAAGAAACGAGAAAGAAGAAAGCAAGGACTGCCGCAGCAGCAGCAGTCTTTGCGAGGAGGACTTTAATTTGATGCATCTTCAATTTCTTCAAGTGCTTCAGCAAGCAGTTCGTCAAGGTCAAGTTCTTCGTTGCAGAAGTCGTACAGGGCAATGTAAGCAGCTTCGCTTACGTTAGTAATTGGTCCAAGCTCGTGGTCAGACCAATCGGCAAAGCCGCAGGCCTTGATGATGTCAAAGCATTCGTGGTAGTAAATTACCGAGTTGTCAATTTCAATGTGAAGTTGCTCTTGTAGTTGGTCGGTGTCAACTTCGTTGCCGTGACTGACTTCCCAAGAGATGTGGTCTTTTAGGGCTTCTTGCTTACGGGTAAGCCATTCATACTTGTTAAACATAATTGATTGGTTTTTAATTATACCCAAATGTGCGGTGACTATTTGGAATAAAAAAACATTTTTCAACAAAGAACGATTTCGTTCACCTTTAGACTCAAAACAAAAAAAAGAGGGCTATTTGCCCTCCTTCCATTGTGTGTAGCAGATTGCTACTGCTTGGTCTTGTGGATATTCGCTCCCGATTGCTTCCAAGCAGCGTTGGATGTAGTCGGATTGCTTTTCACCACCTTGCGGCTTCGGTATTGGCATTGTTCATTAGGGATTTAATATAATCAAATACTTGCTCAATGTTTAGGAGTTCGCCTGTTGTCCCGTTGTAGTACACGTACAGGTACGGGGCGTAGTCCTTTGCATATTGCTCGTTCTTTATGTAGTGCGCCTGCTTTGATTGCATCTGCGAAGGTGCGCTCATACGCTGATACGATTCGGGCTTCAGTTGGATGCCAAGCAGCACCTGCTCCCCAAGCCGGACTTCCACATCAATGCAGTACTGATGGTCTACCTCAAAGCTCGCACGGGCTATATTCAGTTCAGGGAACCAATGCGACAGGTCTTGCACCAAAATAAGCTCACGGTTCAAGCCGTTCCACGTTTGGCCTATAACACGGTGATGAACATACCGCTTGATGTCTTGAAGGTCTGCATTTGGGAAAAGCTTGCTGATTTCAATAGCAGCATTTTTAAGCCCATTCCAACCCTGCACGGCTTCATAAAAGTTCTCCCATCCTTTGTAGGTTGGTTCATCGGTAGAGGCATAGTACTGCTCAATAAGGTCAATGCACTTGCCAACGTAGCGCACGTCAAAATACTTCTTGACGGCTCCGCTTTGGTTTAGTTCCCTGTATAGCTTTTGTGGGATGTCGCAGTAATAGAACATCAATAAGCGTTGTACAGGGTTTCTAATTCCTGCACCCGACCACGTAAGCAAGAACCGCAGTTTGTGGGCTGCACGTTGTCCTTGAAGACCCGATTGTAAATACGGTTGACTTCCGTTTGTTGCGTTGCCGTAATTACATTCCGCCCCTTAATAGTACCAATAAAGTCGTACTCCTCTTTGGTTAGGCATTCGGGCTTACGGTAACGCCATATCTTGTTCAGCTTCTCCTTACGGGCATCGCATCCGCAGTCAACGCCTGTTGCTTCGCTAAACCAATCAACGGCAGCTTTGATGCCGGTTGCCGTAGTGATGGCCTCAATGGTGTCACCAAGTCCGCTATTCTTGCGAGGCTTCCTTCCACGCTTTGTAGTGGTCGTTGCATTCGTCTTGGATTCGTTCTCTTGCATTTTTTAGGGTATTGAAAATTGAGCGTGCTGATATTTTTGTTTTGTCTGCGAGCGTCCGTATGCTCATATCGGTGTTGTGGTACAGGTCAAATATCTTTCGGTCGTACCAATGCCAATCGTCTGCCTGCTCCCATATCTCATCGTAAAGAGCAACAAGCTGCACTTCGGCATCCTCGTTTGCTTCCTCAAAGATTAGCTCCTCCTCAAGTTGGCTTACGTCTACAAACTCAATTCGGCCTTTGGCCTTCATCAAGGTTGCGTACATATTGCGCAGCGTAACGTACACAAAGAAGGTGTTGACCTCCTTTTCATTGTACATAATTTTTTCGGGTTCCCCAACGTACTTGTACAACCGGACGTACATCTCTTGGACGATATCGTTGGCAAGGTCTTGGTCTGCACCAAAACTCTTAACCATCCGAATCCAATCGGTGTGCCGTTCAGCGAGTACGTTTAGGAGTTCCAACTAATCTCAAAGATTATTACGAACAGGGCAAACTGAAGCTCGTGTTGCAGGTCTTCGCCATCAAGGTCGGTTGTTGAGGCGTAGTTCACACCCAAGAGCAAGCCTGTGATAGGCCATACGTTAACTTGAAAACTCATCAAAGGTCTTTTTCAGGGTTAAATATAGTTCTTTATACTTAACTAACTCGCTGACCATATCGTTAAGCTTTTTGATTTCATCCTCAAGGGATTTGCTATCTACGCTTTCTGCGGTTTCAATTGGGTACTCCTCACGAATCTCACAGGCAACCTTGTATGCCCAACGGTAGTCCTTGTAGTTGAGTCTTGCTCCGTGTTCCCTAATGGCGTGAATTACCGTTGAATGGTCTTTGCCAATTATTTTACCCAACTCCATCAGCGTGGCCTTGTGGCGGTAGGCATTGACAAATGCCCCTCTTGCTAAAGTGTATTCTCGTTTGCGGGTATCTCTATCTTCAAGGCCAAGTCGTGCAAGTGTTGCGTTCTTGGCTCGTGCCATTTGTTGTAATTCAAAAGCTCTCATTTGCATTTGCAGAGCCTTGCCCTGCCTTGTTTTTTGGTTTCTATTATTTTGGTAATTGGTAGCAAGAAGTGCTTGTGGTCCGATAGCCGCTTGAACTTAAACCACGAACACCACTCCACAAGTTTGTCTTCCGCATCTTGAATGATTTGGTAGTCCAAGCAGATGTAGTCAACGCCATCCACCTGAAAGCACTCAAGCTGCTGAAACGGAGAGAATATCTGCTTCACAGGTTGTCTTCAATAATGCGTTGTAGGCGTTCTATCTCCATCACCATCTCCTCGTTGTTGATTCGCAGTTGGGCGTTGGCAAGCATCACCTCGTTCAGTTTGCGGTTGGCAAACAATCGGTAGTCAATAAACTGCTGAAGGAGTTGGTCTGCGTTGTGGCAGTTCATCACGTGGTCAATCATCTCGTCCTGTACCTCACGGCCTTTGGACTTGTCTGCTGCTTGATGGGCGAGCCAAATGGCAGTACCTGAAAGCATCAGTTGCTTCTCCCTGATGTACAGGTCGTGTAGTTCTTCAGAAGGGTACATCGTCAGGGCTGATTAGTGGTGTGGGTTCGTCCTTTGTTTGGAGCAACAAATTACGCCCATTTATTTTGAATCCTACGTTCCCGATGATGGACTGCATCACAAGCGGTGTTTCAAGGGGCGTTACACGGCCCCCTGTTTCCATCTCCTTGACCTTGCGGACGTGGACGTGGGTGTATATCCAACCCGTTTCGTGCTGCGAGTAACGATGAATAATAATTACGGAGTCAGCCCTGTTTCCCCACTTGCCGCCACCTTCAATGTCACTTGTCATAGGGGGCATCGGCATACCCTCGTAGGGGTGGCCTTTGTAATGCACCTTGCGCATCGCCTCCGTAACGGGGTGGGTGTTTACGATGGTCGTGACGTTGTTCTTGTGGGCGAATACCCGTATGGCACTTGCGACCTCGTAGTGGTATTCGTGCATCCCTGTCTTGCCCAATTTCTTTTGGTCGGTGGTGAGCGAGTTGTACGGGTCAATCAAAGCACCTGTGTAGTCCCATTCGTTCTTGATGGAATCCATTGTTTCAAGCAGCGCAAAGGCATTGAATAGCCTGTTGCCGTCTATGAATTGGAAGTACTCGTTTATCCAATCTAATTTGCGGTGCATAGTCAGCTCGTCAATGCCCTGAATCGGCTTGCATACAAGGAACTCAATGAGCTTGCGCTTTAGGCTCGGTACTTCGTTCTCTGCGGAGTAGATAAGCCACTTCTTGCCATTGTTGTATGACTGAAGCAGCATCAGGTACATTAGGGTATGGGTCTTGCCTACGTTGGCGTGACCTGTGACTACGGTAAACTCACCGTCCTTGAACCGGACGTACTCGTCAAGTTCGTAGACGCCAAGCTTGCCTGTGTCAAAGTATTTGCCCTTCAACGCTCGTTGAAGGTAGGGTAACGAAGATTCGTTTGGAAGTAAGTCGGGATGTTTCATATTCTGATTGGTTGAGCAAATATGCAAAATGTTTTCGGAATAAAAAAAGCCTCCCGAAGGAGGCCTTTACGCAACGTCCGAAGAAACCAATCAGAACGGACTCTCATTGCGTGTAGCGAAATGCTCTTGATGCGTGGCGGCTGATTGGGTGCCGTTCATCCACTCATTGAATGTTGCTGCGTTTGCCAAGATGGTATTCACATCGTGACCGGCGGCACTTGCGTACTCAACTGCTGCCTTAAGAGCAACCTGACGAATGATGCTCGCAGAGCGGTCATCGGTCTTTGGTGCGTAGCTTGTGGTAGTGCTGCCGCCATTAAAGCCGCCCCCGAAAGGTTTGTTGATTTTGATGGTACCCTTCTCGTTTTTGGTGTAGTCAACCTCATCGCCTACGTTGTACGATGGTGTTGGTGATTTGGCGAATGCCGTACCGAAGTCACCGTTGTCAAAACGGATGTCCAACTTGTAGAACTCTTGCCATTGCCCCTTTGGGGTGATTGAAACTATTTTAGCCATTGTGTGATTGGTTTTAAATGAATAGAAGTGATTGCTGCTCCAAGATTTCAATGCGAGCTGAAAGCTCCTGCACCTTGTCTTGTAGTGCTTTGATTTGCGCCTGCTGCGCTATGATAGTTTGGGAGTATGTGTCCTGTGAAAGTGAGAGTGTCATAGTGATTGGTTTTTAGTGACAGGACAAATATGCAAATAAATTATTGATTAACCAAAAGTCCCGTGAAAGTTATTTCGGCAGTATCAGGGTAGATGTCGGGGTCGTGTTCCAACTTCAGCTTGCGGACATAGGCTCTTGAATCGTCCTTTACGCCTCCCCACTTGCGGAATGCATCAAGGGCAAACTTCACCGCCATAATGGAATTGTCTATGTCGTAGCGGTAATTCACCTTACAGGTGATGTAGACGTGCTGAATGGGTTCGCAGTCGTACTCTTGCAATTGTTGCAACACTTCAGCGCAATGCTTGTCTTTGGCCTTTGCTCGGACTGTCCAATGCTTTGAGGCATAGAACATATTCAGGCTCGGCACCTTGCCCACCACCACGTGGTAGGACTTTAGTTGTCCTGTTGGAGGTACCCACATTGCATTGCGAAGTGAATGTCAATCTTTGCAATCTCTGCAAGAATTGATTGCTCTTGGTACTTCGCCTGTTGGCGAGCTTGGTAGGTAGAATCGCAGTTGGCAAATAGCGAAGCACATTCAGCAAGAAGCAAGTCAATCTTCCTGCGCTTGGCAGGGTTAGTATAATACTGCATAGTTGACTGACTTAACTTCCGTTGTTGTGCTAACTCCTGATTGCTCATCTGCTTGGTTGTGTACTTGGCGTTCTAATTCAAACTCAAGGTGTGCGATGGCCTTGCGAATGTCTTGGGTGATTGGGTTGTTGGGCTTCTTGCCTGCTCGCATCAGGTAGGTGAGTGCCGTACCTAAGTTGTAGTTATCAGGTTGAAAGTCCATCACCACATCCTTCGCCTCTATTCCGAGAGTTTTGCCGATGTAGTACGTTGGTGTCTTGCTCATTGTCTGATGGTTTACCCAAAGGTAAGTCATCCCAATAGATGAAAATGTGGTCGCTCACTATTTAGAATGTATATAAATTAGCATAATCTTTACACAGGTACTTGCGTATGTAAAGATTATTTTGTTTTTTATACAAGTTAAGTTAGTTAGTTAAGTTATTATAGTTATTATTAACTTACTTAAGTTATCTAACTTATAATATCAACTTATAAGTTTACTAACTTATCTTGACTATCAACTTATAGGTGTACCATTTCGTTGACGTCACCAAAATGGTAAGTTTCGTTCTAACGCATCCAAATGCATCAAGGTAGGTGAGTATACCTTTTCGCGTATAAAGTCGCTTAAAACGGCTCTATTATATCTTAAAGGGTATAATTACTCAGTTATCTTGTCAACCCAACGCTTCAGCAGGTAGACAATCGTCAGCACAAAGGCCAAACCTCCGAGCATTGACTCCAAAGTCCATTTGCGAACCTTCGGCTCTTGCTTGGTCAGA